ATGTGTTCTAGTAAACATACACATAATCCAAACTTTCCTAATCTTTTGAATAGAGGATTTGAGATCATTTATTTGTTAAAAGAACAGGTACAACAGTTGACCTTGGATTCTTTTATCGTAGCAATGTCTCAACAATATCTAAATTATTTGGGAAGACCTTGCGATACTTTAAATATTCCTGCTCCTGATTGGGATAGTAGATATTCTGACGTTTGGATCAATAGGTATTTTAAAGGAGACATTACTCCTCCTCATGGGCATAATCATTATTTGTCTGGTGTAATTGTTTTGAAACTTCCTGAAAATATTCCTGACGATTTGGATGTTTCTGATCGTCCTGATAGATCTTTGGAGTTTAATCATAATGATGAACCTTACTTGCCAGAACAAAAGGTAGGTAAGATGTATATCTTTCCTAGTCATCTAAGACATTGGGTGCATTTTCATGTATGTGAAGAGGAAAGACGAACAGTTAGTTTTAACGTAGGCGTATAATGAAAACTTGGATTGTATCGTGGTCTGAAGATGGTATCTTCTGGTCACAAAAACAAATGAAAATTTTAGAAAATTATGACTCTGCTGTTTGGTTTGCAAAAACCCAAGAGAAGCGTTATAATTATGTTAGAATGCACCAAATTAAAGATGGAGTTTCCTGAATATGGATTTTTTGAAGGACATTGTAAAAGAGATCGGAGATGATTACACTCAACTGGCGTCAAACATTAGCGAAAGTGAAGTATTCGTTGACACTGGTTCGTTCATCTTTAATGCTCTTTGTTCTGGTTCTCTCTACGGTGGGATTTCTGATAGACGGATCACTGCTATCGCTGGCGAATCTTCTACGGGTAAAACCTTCTTCTCTTTGTCTGTCGTCAATAATTTTCTTCAATCTAATCCAGACGGGTATGTTCTGTATTTTGATACAGAAGCCGCAATTAACCGTCAGTTACTAGAAGATAAAAACATTCCTCTTGATAGGTTTGTTGTTGTTAATGTTGTGACAGTTGAAGAGTTTAGACAGAAGGCACTTAAGGCAGTAGATATATACCTTAAGACGCCTGAAGAAAATCGCAAACCTTGTATGTTTGTTTTAGATTCTTTAGGTATGCTGTCTACAGAAAAAGAAATTAGGGATGCTCTTGATGAAAAGAATGTCCGAGACATGACGAAAGCACAACTTGTTAAAGGTACTTTCAGAATGTTGACTTTAAAACTGGGACAAGCCAAAATTCCCATGTTAGTAACCAATCACACTTACGATGTTGTCGGAGCTTATGTACCAACTAAAGAGATGGGAGGAGGTAGCGGACTCAAGTACGCAGCTTCTACAATCGTTTATCTCTCAAAGAAAAAAGAAAAGGATGGCAAGGAAGTCATCGGAAACATTGTCAAAGCAAAGGCTGCTAAGTCGCGTCTAACCAAGGAGAATAAAGATGTGGAAATTCGTCTTTATTACGATGAGCGTGGTCTTGATAGATATTATGGTCTTCTTGAGCTCGGTGAACTCGGTGGTCTCTGGAAGAATGTTGCAGGTCGTTATGAAATGAATGGGAAAAAAATCTACGCGAAACAAATTCTGGCTGACCCAGAAACTTACTTCACTGAAGAAGTTATGGCCAAACTCGACGAGATCGCCAAACAACAATTTACATATGGATAATTTCATCAAAACTTTTGATGGAGTTTTCGATGACGTTACATGCCAATCTTTAATTGATATATTTGAGGATTCAGTATATCAAGAGAAGATTGAGAATGATGGTCGTCCTAATTTCACTCAAGTGAATTTAAACGACCATAAAGAATTTAAAAAATTCACATCATTAGTTACATACAAAATTTGTGATGTGATGAAAGAATACAAGAAAGATCTTGAGGATTACACCGCTTGGTGGCCACACAAATTGTATTTTGAACAACTTCGTATAAAGAAGTATAGACCCGACACAGAAGACATGTTTGATTTACATGTTGATGTTCAAGATCATCCCACTGCCAAAAGATATCTGGCTTTTCTTGTTTATCTAAATGAAGGATTTGAAGGTGGAGAAACTACATTTCCACATCATGACTTGATATTCGAAGCAAAGCCTGGTAAAGTGTTGGTGTTCCCGCCTACCTGGCAGTATCCACATATGGGATTACCTGTACAGGTAAAACCCAAATACATTATGAGTACCTACTTGCATTACAATTGATGGAGACCATTGAGAATACTATCCTGAAAAATCTTCTTCTTAATGAAGATTATGCTCGCAAGGTTCTGCCTTTTGTTAAGACAGAATACTTCGACAACACTAGGGAGAAAGTTATATTTGAGGAGATTGCTAAATTTATTGCAACCTATAATAAGTTAGCTACTAGAGAAGTTCTTCATATTGAATGTGAGAAGAGAAAGGATATTACTGATGACACTTATAAAGAAGTAGTAGATTATATTGACAAGTTTGATCTAGAGAAAGCTAATAGTGAGTGGCTTTTAAACCAAACAGAAAAGTGGTGTCGTGACCGTGCAATTTATCTTGCGCTGGTAGAGAGTATCTCTATTGCAGATGGTAATGATGACAAGAAAAATGTAGATGCCATTCCTAATATTTTATCAGACGCACTTGCAGTGTCTTTTGATAATCATGTTGGACACGATTACTTAGAAGATTATAGTGATAGATTCGATTTTTACCATCAACGAGAAGAAAAGATTCCTTTTGACTTGGAGTTCTTTAACAAGATTACAAAGGGTGGTCTTCCTAACAAAACACTTAATGTTGCTCTTGCTGGGACTGGTGTCGGTAAGTCTCTTTTTATGTGTCATATGGCTTCTTCTTGCCTTCTTTCTGGTAAGAACGTACTGTACATCACTATGGAGATGGCTGAAGAAAAGATCGCAGAACGTATTGATGCTAATCTCTTAAACATAAACATTCAACAATTGACTGATCTGCCACGTCAGATGTTCGAAACAAAGGTCAGTAAACTTGCGTCAAAAACTCAGGGATCTCTTATAATTAAAGAGTATCCAACAGCATCTGCACATAGTGGACACTTTAGGGCTCTTCTTAATGAACTTGCACTTAAGAAATCATTTAAGCCTGATATTGTTTTCATTGATTACCTTAATATATGTGCTTCCTCACGATATCGCGGTTCGATTTCTGTCAATTCATATAGCTATATCAAAGCTATTGCTGAAGAACTTAGAGGATTGGCTTGCGAAGCAAACGTCCCTGTCGTTTCTGCCACGCAGACCACTCGTTCTGGTTATGGTAGCTCTGATGTTGAGCTTACTGATACCTCTGAATCCTTTGGCCTCCCTGCTACTGCTGATCTTATGTTTGCCCTTATTTCTACTGAAGAGCTCGAAGAACTGGGACAGATTATGGTGAAACAGTTGAAGAATAGATATAATGATCTCAACATGAATAAGAGATTTGTAGTTGGAGTTGATCGTTCCAAGATGCGTCTGTATGATTGTGAACAATCACAAGGTGGTGACCTACTAGATAGTGGGCAGGATGAAGAATATGATCCTGAAGAAAAACCACAATCTAAAAATAAGTTCTCTAAATTAAATTTCTAATGAAAGATAATCTCTTTATTGAAGAATACTGGATTGATGAAAACACAGTAGATTGTTTATCTAAACTGTGTAATGATTTAAACGAAAACGGTCTTCTCCTGCCAGGAAAGATTGGTGTTAATGGGGAAGTAAACCCAGAAATGAAACACTGTTTCGAAGTCAATCTTTCACAAGTTCCTCCACAATATATGGAGGACCAGTTTGTCCGTTATGGGCTACAGACATATGTTGATCACCTCAGAGATAAACTATCAGTATACTCTGATAAGTATATGGGTGGTCTTCCTATGTGTACAAGTGGACCTCCTAAGATCCAATGGTATCCTCCTGGTGGGGCATATTTTGCTCAACACTTTGACAATGGTATGGAACATGATCATAGGCAAATTGCTTACATAACATATCTCACTGATCACAAAGAAGGTGGAGAAACTACTTTTATTCATCAGAACCATAAAGTAAAACCACAGAAAGGAAAGACAGTGTTTTTCCCTGCAGGATATACTCATCTTCATAGAAGTGAACCTGCTTTGGAACATAGAGTTATCATGACTGGTTGGTTCCAATTCTTCACAGCGCTTGACACTACACCTCGTAGGAAGTAAAATTACACCATAGAATATTTTTGATATGCGAATCGATTTCGAACGTTACGAAAAATTTGTAAATGCCGTAACTTCTGATGCATCAACAGACTTTGTTGCCCTTGCAGATCGTCTGGTAGAA